AGTAGAGATGGATATCCGCAGGCTGGCTGAAAAGATCACGGGTCGGCCGACTGGTCCTGACGATGCGGTGGAGGCTAATACGCTCAAACAGCACCTGGTAAATTGCTGGCTTAGTGGATGGAAGGAAATCCTCAAGCGTGTATGGTGCTTGGATCGTACTTACTCAGGCCCGATGATTTGGTTTCGGGTTACGAACAACGAGCAGGGTGCGCAGTTAATTTTGGATGAAACTGCGGAGCTGTATGACTTCAATATTTCATGGAACTCGATGAATGCAGACGAAAGCAAAGTGATCGAGAAGCTCGATACCGTAGGTAAGCTGATGGCTCAGTATGACCGAAGCGGTCAGGCTCGCTTTGATGTGTATTTGAGGAAGGTACTGGAAGCAATCGATCCAAACCTTGCTGGTCAATTAATCATGCCTCAACAGGAGGCCACAACGAAAGAGATTATTGAAACATCGAACGACATTGCAAAGATTGCATCGGGTCAGGTGGTTAATGCACCCGAGAAGGGGGCGAATGCTCAACTCAGGTTACAGGTATTGGAATCGTATATTGCCGGAAGTGAGGCGATACCAGCTACAGATGTGCAGGAGAGACTACAATCCGATGAAAACTTTGCGAAGAGGTTACAAACATATGCTTCGCAATTAGAGTTCCAGCAGACTCAACAGCAGAACGCTAAAATCGGACAGCTAGGGACTGCACCAGGTAATGTACCAGGCACAAGTGTATGAGCATAAACTATAGAGGAATGAAGTTTGCGGGGGTAAATAAGCCCAAGCGTACACCTAATCACCCAACTAAATCCCATGCAGTTTTGATCAAAAACGAGAGGGAGAATTATCAGTTGATTCGATTTGGCGAACAGGGTGCTAAAACTGCTGGCAAGCCAAAGAAGGGTGAGAGTCAGGCGATGAAGCAAAAGCGTGCAAATTTTAAAAACAGACACGCCAAAAATATCGCAAAAGGTAAAACCTCTGCGGCTTATTGGGCCGACAAAGTTAAATGGTAATGAAAAAGAAGAAACCTGGATTGTGGGCGAACATCGCCGCTAAGAAGAAACGCATAAAAGCAGGCTCGGGTGAGCGGATGAATAAGCCTGGTGACAAAGGCTATCCAAAACGAAGTGCCATCAAAGCGTCACAGGCAAAGCCTAAAAAACGGAAAGCATGACCATTCAAGACGCAGTTGCCGGTTTAAAGGATCAAACCGAGTTTAAGGCCATTATTAAATTTATAAATGAGCAGAAAGAATCGTGCTTATTGGATTTCATGGATTACCAGCACATCGATAGCCCCGAAAAGCTTGCCCGACTATCGGGTGAGATTGCCGCCTTTCACCGCATCATAACATTACTCGATGAGAAAGATGACGATCACTCCGCATCAAAAATTTAAGAACGAGCATCGTGCTTTATTAAACCGATGGTTGGAGGAGTCCGACATTGAGGATATGGATATGGCCAAGATCGCAATGGATGATCTTAACGAGTGGCTGGGTGAAGATGTCTTGGAGTTCGAGAGTGAGATAGAACTTTCGGACGAAGATGAAGAGACAGGGTAACCTGTACGAGCAGATATTTTTTACTGAAGCTCTAAGGCAGGGGCTTGAGGTTTTTATCCCGTTAGGAGATTATCTGCCACAGGACTGCATCGTTATGAACCAGGCAGGCCGCCCATTTAAAGTGCAGATAAAAGGCACAGGCGGATTAATGAAAGAGGGACGGGGAGGATTGGGCAGGTACATGGTAACGGTGGCAACAGGATCGAAGGAGAAAGATCCAATTGATTGCACCAAGGTCGATGTGGTGGCGGCCTATGTTGAGCCTAAGAACTGTTGGTACTTAATTCCATGCCTTCAATTAACAGGAATCCGCGCAAGTTTATGCCCGCACAATCCAAGTAGTCGGGGCAAATATGAGAAGTTTTTAGAGTGCTGGGATATATTTAAAATTTCCTGAGAAATAGGTTTTTTTTTCTGCTAAAATTGTCATTGGCGGGGTGTATCTACTCCGCAGAACAATGTAAGAGAGTGCGAACTCTACAAACGCAGAGATTATTATGGCAGAAACAGTTATAAGCGAGGCTCCGGCTGAATCCACGGGAGCAGAAGACAATCAAGCGCGAGGCCCAATGAGCATGGAAGATTTGGCGGCAAGTTTTGTCGATCAAGTCGAACAGGATCAGGAGGCCACTACCGATGAGGCGAAAGCAGAAGTCACCGAGAGTTCTGAAGACGCAGAAGCAGAGGTAGAAGAAGATGTTCTTTCACAGTCTATTTCCGAAGAGGAAGAAGATACCGAAGAAGAGGCAGAGGAATCTGACGATGAGGAGGACGAAAGCGAAAGCGAAGAACCCCCAAAGGCAGTAGGCAAGCTATTGCGTCAGGTCGGAAAATTGACTGCGAGAGCAAAATCAGCGGAAGAAACCGCAGAAGCACTCAAAGCCGAGATCCAAAACCTCAAAACCCAAGGCACTTCTCAAGGAGAACCGGCCAAGCAACCTGAACTGGAAAACATTCAATCATTTGAAGATTTGAAGAAACTCCAACAGGAAGCACAAGCCGCCAAGAAGTTCGCATTGCAGAATATCGGTAAGTCGTTCGTAGAAGTCGATGGCAAGGAATACAGCGATGATGATATTCGCAACATTCTCACCCAGGCAGACGAGTACCTTACCGAGAAGATTCCAGCACGAGCGAACTACCTTCAGCAGAAGGCACAATGGCAACAGGATACCGCCCAATCCTTTCCCTGGTTGTACAATACTAATGATGACAGCGATTATGCTGAAGCCAGTAGAAAGTTGTATAAATCGATAAGAAACCAAGGGCAGTATGCACAGGTATTAAACAATCTTCCCAACGGCGATTTTGTAGCCGGTGTATTAGTTAAAGGGATACAGGCAATACAGGCAGAAAAGTCTGCCAAAGCCAAACCCGCCAAAAAGGCAACTAAGCCCAAGGCTCCACCTCCTACCGATGGAGGTAATGTATCTCCCCCTGTGGAGAACGCCGCAATTCGGAAACAGAAACAGAAAGAATCGATTAAGCGCAAAGGACCACTCTCGGTTAACGATCTAGCCGCTTATCTCAGCGACTAAACTTTAAATATTAAAATTCAAAATTCTTACTAAAAATGGCAATAGCAACTTCCTACAATGTAACTGCTGGTAAAGGCGCAAAGGAAAATTTAGAATCACTTCTGAAGACTGTCGAGCCGACAGAAACCCCTTTATATAGCACACTCTCACAATCCGCCGCTCCTAAAGCGACACTTAACGAATGGCTCGTAGATAGCCTTGAAGATCCATCCGGCGCAAGTGCAAATATCGATGGTGTTGATCTTACTCTTAGTACCGCTAAGAACTTGATCGACTCTCGCGTTCGCTTGACGAACCGGGTCGCCACGCTCAGAGATTATTTTGCTGTCAGTCGTCAGGCTGAAATGGTTGAGGTTGCTCCTGGCGGATCTTTATTTTCAAGCAGTAAGGCTAAGTCCCTTATCCAACTCAAGCGCTCTATTGAAGTGGCGATTGCTTCAGGAAATGACCAAACTGCTGGATCAGGTTCCGCAGGTGCAACGATGGCCGGGCTAGGTTTTTGGAGTAATCCAAGCGCTCAAGGCAACACCTATGATTCTGTCGCTAAAGAAGCATTCCGTTCAGTCGCTGGCTCCCGTGTATCTTTGGCATCTTTGACCGAAGATGGACTTCGTGGACTTCTTCAGTCTGTTTACACCGCTTCCGGTGCTAAGAGCAACTTTAAGTTGTTTGCCGCTCCTGCTGTGATGAACAAGATCACCGACTACACTCGTGCAACTGTCACCAATAATCCCAGTTATCAATTAACTCAGGATGTTAGTGGTAAGTCCTTGATTAGAAGTGTTTTAAGCTATGTTTCGGACTTCGGAACCATTGATATCATCCCTGACCTATTTCTTGGACGATTCGATGGCACTCCATCCGGCACAGACACCGCTCTTGGAACTGTAAATACCGACCGTGCTTATCTCATCCCTGACGATGACACCGTATCCTTGAAGTTCTTGGAAGGTATCTCCGTAATGGAACTGCCCGACAACGGTGGCGGAAAGAGAGCTTTCTGCGAGGCTATGTTGACCCTTCGTGTCGGCAATCCACGCGCTCTTGGTTCTATCGTTTAACTTATTCATATCAGACAATTAGTAGTTGTTTGTTTGTTTCATGTGTTCATTCAGGGGAGCCGGTTTAGGGGTAGGCCGGCTCCCTTTTTCATTTTAATATGAGTCTAAATATCATCGTTCGAGGAGGTAAAAAAAGCGGTAACTCGCAAGAGGAGATCGCTTACTACATTCGTAAAGCAAACGAGCAGGCCGCAGTCCGCGAGAAAGCAGGCTACGCCAAGAGGCAGGAGCAAATCCGCCACGCCGCCAAATCCCTCGAGGGGGGCAAGGGCAACTTTCGTTTGAAACGGGTGACCGATATGACGACTTACTTGAGGCATGAACAGCAAAAACCTGGTTGCTGGGCGAATAAGGAGTTCACCAAGGACTTTGAAAAAGCCAACCCCGAGACGGTAGTAAAGCATTGAGAACGGTTTCTTACAGCACCTTCAAGAGTAGGTTCGAGTCCGCAGTAGGAGTCGATACTTTACTTAGTCAGGAAGAAACTGCTTTAAAGAATAGTTTAAACGACCGCATTAGAGGGGCATGGACTCGGGCAAAATGGCCTGATGTTCAGACCGTGGTAGAGAAATCAGTCGCCGCAGTATCTAGCCCCATAGCGGCCGACAAGGCTGTGCAGATCGACAACGCATCCGACCTTATGGATGTGTTTCAGGTATGGACCAAGAACCCACTTACCGACCGCAATGCGATCCTCTTGGACTATCAACTGATCAATGGCTACCTTGTCCTACCGGCTGACTCTTCAGCATCGTCTGTATTTATCGTGGGCAATCAAGTACCAGCATCTGACTACGGCACAGGCACAACGGATCTCCCTGCATTCTTGGAGAGATATTTATTATTAGCCTGTGTTGCAGATTACTATAAAGCCGATGGCCAACTGGATAAAGCAATGGCGCAGGAGCAAATGGCCGAGGAAACCTTGGCATTAGAACTTGATCGGGTCGAACGACTCAACTCGATGAACAAAATAACCGTAAACACATACCCGAGCTACAGCTTTGGGGTATCAATACTTTCAACCACTTAACCACTAAGAAAAATGGGCCTGAGTTCGATAAATGTCTTAAATTCAATGGGCGCTAATGGATGCGTCTATGTAAACGGAACCTCCGCAGTAAATGGTAACTTTGTTGCCGTGCAATTCACCGAAGCATCAGTCATCGGTGCATTAACTGGGATCATGGAAAACTCGGCAGACTTGATTGCCGATGCCACATCCTTTGGGGCAGGACAGGTGATCTATGTTCCATTTACTTCTATAACTCTTCAAAGCGGAGCCGCAATCCTCTACAAAGGTAGCGTCTAATGCCGGAACTCGGACTCAGACTCTCCATCGGTGAGGTAGATGCCGACAGCATCATCGGGCCACCAATAGGCGGCCCCACAATCGATGGGGTCATCCAAACCGAGGCGGAGGACTTTCTGCTCGTGGAAGCGGGGCAATACTTAGCATTCGATTAACAGGAAATAAATGAATAAGAAAATTTCAGCACTAACTAACCTTGGGGTCACTCCAGCAAC